GCTGGCCGAGGAACTGATGAAGTCGGTCGCCTCGAAATGGTTGCTGGATCACAGTGCCATGAAGTCAGGGCTGGCCGACCACTTCCGCCAAGCGCACCTGTCAGGCGACAACGTGCTGTTCTGGGACAGTCAGGCCGATGGTGCCAAGCCCGAGTTCATCGAACCACCCCGCGTGAACCAAGCGGTCATGACCGAGGCTGGCATGACGGTGCAGGACATCAAGGACGTGACGAACAAGCACGAAGCATCGCTTGGCGTCCGGTCCAATGAGGTGTCCGGTAAGGCCATCAACGCGCGTCAGAAGGTCAGCGAACTCGGCGACCGGATTTACCTTGAGAACATGAACATGGCTCTGGCTGAGTGCGCCAAGGTGATGAACGAACTGATCCCCGAGGTCTACGACACGAACCGGACGATCATGATTACCGGCGACGACGATCAGGTCGTGGTGCAGGAAATCAACGGCGACTTCGACGACGACAGCCCTGACATCACGAAGGGCAAGTACGATCTGACCTACACGACCGGTCCATCCTACGCCACCAAGCGTGAGGAAGCGACCGAGACGTTGCTGACCATGATGAACCACATGCCGCAGACCGCCAACGTGATCGGCGACATCATCGCGCGGAATATGGATATTCCAGGCAGCGACGAAATCGCTACTCGCCTGACCATGATGATGCCAGACGGTGTGGTGGACAAAGAGCGTCTGCCCGAACGCGACCGCCTGCGCGTCGAAGCCATGCAGCAGCGTCAGCAGGAACAGCAAGATCAGAACATGCAGATGCAGATGATGCAGTTCAAGAAAATGCTTGAGGAACAGGACGCCAAAATCCAGAACCTCATGTCGCAGGCTGCGAAGAACATGGCGCAGGCGTCTGGTGTCGGCGCAGACATCGACGTGAAGGCGTTCAATGCCGAGGCAGACTACGAAATCCGCAGCACTCAGAACGATCTGAAAGCTGCCGAGGTGGGCGTTAAACTTGACAAGAACGACCTCGATGCGACAAGACTCGGTATGGAAGCGGCTTACAAGGTCGCCGAAACCCTTGACCAAGGCGAACAGGAGAAAGCAAATGGCGGGACGAAAAACAGTGAAGGCGGCAACACCAGCCCGAAAGATGGCGAATAAGGCGAAGGGGTTCTTTGAAACCATGTCGCCATCGGGTGTCGCAGACGTGCTAGGAGACTACCTTCTGCACGATAACAAAGGCAAAAAGCGCGGTGCAAAACGCGTCAAAGCCAAGAAATAACCAACCCAAGAGGACTGAACATGAACAAGCGTGTAGATGAGTTGTCAGACGAAGAAGCGGTCGATATGTCGCCCGATATGCTGCGTGCGGCCAAGGAAGCCGAGGCAGCAGCAAAGCGTGCCAAAGGCCAAGGTGAGGACGACGACAATGACGACGAAGACGAAGACGATTTCGACTTGCTGGAAGACGATGATTCCGACGACGATCCAGACACCAGCGGGGGTGATGAAGACGATCCTGATTCCGACGACGATCCAGACGAAGACGATCCCGACGAAGACGGGCTGGAAGACGACGACGACCATGACGGAATCGCACGCGTCCCAAAGGTAGCCAAGGGCAAGAAATCCAAAAAGACTGCCCAAGACCGGATCGAAGAACTGGCCGAAAAACGGCGTGACGCCGAGGCCGCTCAGTTCGCTGCGGAAATGGCCGTGGTCGAAAAAGACAAGGCCATCGAAAACCTGACCGCGCGTCTCGAAGCTCTTGAACAAGGCGGTGGCAAAGGTGCGCCGGCCGAAAAGCCCGACCCGTCCAACTTCGAATACGGTGAAGTCGATCAGAAATACATCGACGCCGTGGTCGATTGGCGTGTCGCGGTGGAAACCGGCAAACTCAAGAAACAGCAAACTGACGCCCTGACGGACGCTGAAAAAGATCGGCTGATAAAGCACTACCAAACCGCGTCGAACAAGGCCGAGGCCGAGGGCGCAAAGAAATACGGCGACAAATTCGATGTCGTAAAACGCACACCGTTCTCGGGTGAGGTCGCACGCGCGGTCCTCGATTCTGACCATCCCGTTGACATTTCCTATTATCTGGCTAGAAATGTAGGGAAGTTGCGAGAATTGACCAAGATGGACTCGGCCCAACGTGCCAAAGCCCTCGGTCGACTCGAGGAACGGTTTTCGGCTCGTACTTCTGCCGCAAAGAAGCGCACGAAAGCACCTGACACGCCCGGCCGCAAAGCCAAACCAAGGTCGTCGAAGGTAGATTCCAAATACGGGCCAGAAGACCAGGACGAATTCGATAAAGCGTTCTGGGGGCTCTAAACAGAGAAAGTCTGAACCATGACTATTACAGTCCCTCAGTCCCGACTCATTCTCAAGTCGATCATGTCTACGCTGCGCAACAACCTCGTATCGTCTGACCTGATCGAATGGGAAATGCACTCGGACGAAATGAACGACCGGAACGGCTTCGTCGTATCCGAACAAGTCGGCCCTGACTACGTGATTACCGAGACAGATGGCGCCGTTGCCAACCTGACCTCGGGCGTCCAAGACACCGTATTCGGTTCGCAGACCTTCACCCTGAACAAAGTCTTCGGACTGTCCATGGGTGCGTCTGACATCGAAAGCGTCACTGACCTGCAATCCGCACGGAAAAACAAGTCGCTGATGAACGGTATCTCGCGTCTCGCTTCGCGGATCGACTACCACATCATGTCCACCGCGTCTCAGTCCTTCCACCTTTCGACAGGTACTTGGGGCCAAGACATCGACGTACCGGTTGAGTTCGCACAAGCGCGTACCCGTCTGGCCCTGAACAGCCTTGAGTCCGACATGGACATCAACGCGGTTCTGAACCACGTCGATCACCAGAACCTCGCGCAGTACATCTACAACGATGCGCCGGCGCTTTCTTCCGAGGCACCCCGCGCCATGCGCAACGGGTTCCGTGGCTTGCTGGACAACATTCCGATCAAGGCGTCCAACCAGCTTGGCCGTGTGACGACCGGTACGCGTGCGTCAGTCACCATCAACGGTGCCAGCCAAGACGTGAACTACGCAGATGTGGCAGACAGCGGCACGAACGCTGGTTTCTACATGACCCAGACGCTGATCCTGTCCATGGGTGGCGCTGAGACGGTCAATGCAGGCGAAGTATTCGAGATCAACGGCGTTGAAGCCTACGATCCTGAAATCGGTGAAAACCGTGGCTTCACTCAGCAGTTCACGGTCGTTACAGGTGGTACAGCCGCTTCCAACGGCGACCTGACAGTCCGTATCTTCCCCGCGATCATCGTGGATGATGGTTCGTCTGTCACTGGCGCCGCAGCGGTCAACCGCGCCCACGCGACTGTAGACGCAGCACCTGCAAACGGTGCCACGGTTACATTCAAGGGCTCGACCAGCACCACGTACATGCCACGCCTGATGTTCAAGAAAGAGGCAGTCGTCTGCCACTCTGCACCGCTCATCATGCCGTACACTGGCCAAGGCTTCCGCCGTGGTCTGGCAGATGCAGAACGGGATGGCACGGCACCCCTGATGCCGCGTCTCTGGTTCTACTCGGACGGGGATACCGGCGCACACCGTTGCCGTATCGACATCTTTGTCCAAGCGCAGGCACGCCAGCGTTCCATGGGCGTGAAGTTCTTCGGCAACGCCTAAGAACATTTGAATGAAAAAGTGAGATTAGGCCCATCATTGACTTGGTGGGCCTTTTTATTGTTAATGGGCGGCATTATGAAAAACCCAACCATATCACTACCAGGAAGGACTGAACCCATGGGTCAACAGCCATATCAGAGAAAAGAGTTCCCACGCGTCGTCTACGGACCCGAGGGCGACGAAAAGATCATCCAGACCGAGGAAGAACGGCCCGAGGGCTATGACAACTTCCCACTGGATCACCCCCTGCACGGTGAACAGGCCGAGGCCAGCAAACCGTCCAAACCGTCCAAAACGGACCAGAAGAAAGCCGACATCGAAGCGTATCTGGACGAACACTCCGTCAAATACGAAGAAGGTCTGAGCCTTCCGAAACTGGAAGACTTGAAATCCAAGCTGGACGAATATCTGGCTGAACAG